CATAGAGTTCATCTTATTCTGTAAGTCATTAATGTGGTTAAGAATTACTTTTTGTTCATCTGTCATATCCTCGATTACGTACTCTTTGTCATCGAAAGTTAAAACAGGCTTTTGTTCTTTTTCTTTTTTAGCCATTATTTAGCTCCTTTGTTTGTTGTTACTTAGAAAGTTTTGCTTCTAATTCTTCTACCTTAGTTGATAGCTCTTGAATTGAATTAACCATAGCCCAAATCATAGATTCATTATTAGCTGTCATCCATCCTTTACTATTGGTTTTTACCATTTCAGGTAGAGCTTCTATTGCTTCTTGAGCGATAATACCTTGCCTTACTTTATCAGGGTCAAATCCAAATACATTATCTTTTTTAAATTGAAATTGTTTTATGTTCAATTTATTTATAGCATCAAGACCAACATTCCAATCTTCAATATTTCTTTTTAATCTTTCATCAGATACTTGTGACCAAGCATTACCATCATCACCCATATAAACATCTGTCACGCTACTATTACCAATCATAACAGTATTTGCACCAGTTGATGCAGTTGTAGCTGTATACCCTATAGCAGTTTGATTATTCGCATCTACATCAAAAGCTGTATGCGCCCCTAATCCTGTGTTTTGCACTCCAGTTGTTATTCCATCACCTGCCCTATATCCCAATGCGGTATTATAAGCATTAACAGCACCTGAGCCATTCATTACCTTTAATGCTTCTTTACCAATAGCAGTATTACAACTATCTTGAGTAGATGTCCATAATGCCTGATAACCAAGTATAGTATTTGCTCCACCTGTCGAGATATCAAAACCAGCTTGGTATCCAACTGCAGTATTAGGCTCAGCTCCATCTATTGAGCTGTGGTCAGTAAGAGCAGATGAACCTATTGCTATTGTTCCAGTTTGAGCGTTACTACCAGTATTATCCATAGCAAGATATCCAATCGCCACACAATCTGCCAACGCCCCAGTTCCACCTTTTCCTGCGTATGTACCAATGAAAACATTATCATCCGATGCATCATTATTGATGCTCTGACCAGCACCAGTACCTATTACAATATTGTTATCTTCAGCCCCATCTGCTGACATTAAAGCAGCGTAACCTATTGCGATATTATCAGTACCTGCTGTAAGTGCTGTAGCTGATGCATACCCCATAGCAATATTCCCACCACCTGTAGTGAGAGCTTGTAATGCACCATATCCTACCGCTACTGTGTGATTTATTCCTGTGTTATTGCTACTGTTACCTAGTAATGCATTTCTGCCTACAGCAACACAACCTGTAACTGCAACAGCTGCCTTAACATCTTCCATGCAACCTCTACCTATCGCAACATTCTCAGCTGCTGTAGTAGCTGTTTTTAAACTTCTGTAACCTAACGCAACATTAGCATCTCCATCGGTAATAGCTGCTAAACTACTATAACCTACAGCAACATTATTTGATGCATCATTATTAGCAGCTGTTCCAGTAGAAGTCATTGCATTGTGACCTATCGCAGTATTTTGTGAGCCAGCTCCAATAAGAGCCATTGTTGTGCTACCTACTGAAACATTATTCCCCGCTGTTGTGTGGCTATATCCCGACTGATATCCAATTGAAACATTGTGGTCGCCAGTTGTAATTGAAAATCCTGATTGACTACCTACTGAAACATTACTCTGTGATGTGTTGTTTCCAGCAGTTCCTGATGATTTCATAGATTCGTAACCAACTGCTACATTGTCACCTGCACCATCTACAAGTTCTCCAGCCTTATATCCAATGTAAACATTATTGCTTCTTTGAGTAACTCCATGACCAGCTCTTTCTCCTAAGAATACATTGTATTGCCCCGAACTAATACTTCTGCCTGAATTATAACCTATTGAAGTATTACTATCTCCGCTTGTTAAGTCTTGACCAGAATGTCCCCCAATTAAAACATTGCTCGTAGCACTACTTATACCTGAACCTGAACCAGCGTGGTGTCCAATAAATATATTATCAACACTTCCTGACCCTATACTATTACCAGCTAGGTATCCAAACAAGGTGTTCCCAGTTGTACTATCTGAACCACCTGTATCACCACCATCATTATTACTAAGACTGATGCGACAATTTTTATCTAATTGCATCACAGTAGTAAGATTACCACCTGAATAAAAAGTGTCCCAATGTCTAAATCCTAAATTTCCACTACCATTGGCTCTTACTATATCCCAATTAGAAGTGTTACTTGTATCTCCTGAGTTTCCTATTTTAAGAGATACAAATCCTCCGTCATTTGTACTATTTAACAACATACTAAAGTCAGAAGCAGTCTGTAATGAAAGTGGAGTATTTGCATCAAATGCAGTGGTTCTTCCAATCGCCACATTACCTGAAAATATACCTGCTAAATTAGTATCTGCACCAGCCGCAGTGACATGGATTCCTACATTTTTTGTAGTTCCCGTTGCATCGTCTGAATTAACATCAACTTTTAATCCTGTTAAATTAACTTCAGATGTTCCATTATCTGCGCCTGAATCATCAAAATCAATATGCATAGCATCATAATTAAGAACTGCACTAGCATCCATTGTGCTAGTTTTATTTATATCAAAAAGAATTGCTCTGTTTGTAGCTGTAGTATTTCCACTAACAGTTCGAGTTAAATTTATTGATTTAGTAGTGCTACCCGCACTATGAGACAAATCTAAGAGACTACTGGGTGAGTCAGTTCCGATACCTAATCGACCTGTAGAAGTCATAGACATCGCATAAGCTCCACCTGCGTAATAATCTAATCTATCATTTGCGTGTGAATACCTTATTATGCCTCTTTGATTACCACCTGAATCTCCAAAAAATATATTAGAACTACTGCTTGCTCCTGATAAAATTGTTAAACCTGAATGACCACTACCCTCAATTAATAATTCATCAGCATCTGCGTGAGCAGTGCCACCACTAGAAGCAGTTTGAATTTTTAGACCACCCTCTATAATTTCATCGTAAACACCGTTAGATGCACTTCCTTCTACAGTTAAATCTCCTGATATAGTAACGTCACCAGATATTGTTCCACCTGATAATGCGACATTTAATGAGTCAGCTCCAGATGTTAATACTGCGTTTAATGTTTCTTTTGAAGTGGCTGCGTTTAAGCCTATTGAATTACCCGAAGAATCTGTATATACTTTATTTAAAACTTCTTGGGTTGTATACTTTCGTAAATTATCTGCCATAACTTACTCCTTTTTATCCACCACCACCGCCACGAAGGCACTTAATTTTTATCTCACTGCGTAAGGTGAGACTGGGAAAGCAGAAGATATTATTCTTTTGTTGCTTTCATTGTCTGCTAATTTACTATAAAATTCCTTTATGTAATATTCTTTTTTATCTATTTCTCCTCGTTCTTCAAACATCATTGCTTTAACATAATCTACTACTGCTAAACAAAGCATTTTATTAAGATTAATACTAGATGTACTATCAGGAGACGTTACTTCTTTTGGTATTTGTGTAACTGTAATTCTTTGGCCCACATCTTCAGTTGTAAATGTAATTGCTGTTCTTAACAATTTATTAGCTGTTCCAGCAAATGCAGTAATAGTATAATCACCATCATTGCTAGTTGAACCTTGAACTCTTACTTTATCACCTACCGCAAATCCACTTGTAGTATCCCAAAAGTTAGAAGTAGTAGTTACTATATCATTACCAACAAAACTTATATTAATTCCACTAGCTTTTGAATTAGATGCCTCTAATGATTCTGCAACAAATGGTTCATTTAATGCAGTATATTCTACTCTTAATCCATTTGCAATATCTTCATCTGGATACATTAATTCATTATGATAAGATTGCAGTATACCAGTTTGTGTTATCCTAGTTCTATTTCTACTTCCTAATAACTTATAAAGTAAAAGTTCTCTACCTCTTAAATAATAAAAATATTCTTTATCTACATAACTACTCATGGTGATGTATCCTCAAGTAAGTAATGAGGTTGACTAGATAGTCTTTTAATTCTTTTATATCTACTATCACTTGTATCTAATATACTTACATTTTCTATGCCAATTAAATCAGCAGGTAGTATATAGACATTATCATCACTATCTACTGAATTTAAAACATCTTGTTTGCTTACTTTTATTTTTTCTTTTGTATTACTTTGTATTAAATGTATAGCATCTTTTATATATGCAATTGCAAGTGTTTCATTTTCAATACCTGCTCTTTCCATTAATTCTAATACTGTCATTGTTTTGCTCCTTGCATTGCCATCGCAGTTGCTAATGTTTTAGGATTGTTTTCTATATAAGATTTTATTTCTGCTAATGCTAAGTTATAATGCTGTTGAGACATTTGACCAAAGTGTGTGCGTTCTCCTAATTGAGCCTGTATTGTTTGAATCCTTGCCATTAACATTTCACTATCTTCTTCTGTTCTTATCCAATGTTCTGTTCCCATACTACTTGGGTCTGCACTAAAATCTCCTTGTCTAGCAACTACCATCATTAATTTTGCAAACTCTTTAAAACAAGCATAATTAATAACTGCATTTCTTAAATCAGAATCATCATCAACTTTAAGATAATCTACATAGTAATAGTAACCTTCTTGACCAACTGCTGGTTCTGGTTGTATTTGAATTTTACCATCAGAAACAACATAAATAGGATGTGTTGATGTTGCTTTTTTTAAACTACTAGAATCAGCTGCCCAAGCTAAATCATCTAATGGTATTTCTCTACAAGGATACCCATTTCTTTTAACACTTATAATAGTATCTACATTTAAAGTTGCATCCGCATCTGCATTACTTGTCATAACGCCAGAT